GGTTCTTCCTCTGCCGCATGGGTGTAGCGCCTGAAGATGTCCAGCAAGAAGTTGGCCACCCTGGCAAGATCCTGTTCGTCGATGAAATAGGTTGGCATCCGTTCAAATTCAACGCCATGAAATCCACCGTTGTGTTCTTCGACACGTGCCTCGATAGGGGCGTTCACATCTTGCTTGTAATTTTTGGCCGGGACATCAAACTCCGACACAAATACCCGCTGCGTCACCTCGATCATGATACCTCCTCGATACAATGTTTCAGTGCTTGGGCATTTTGCTTGGCACTTTGTAGGCTGTTGGTTTGGAACTGAATGAGCCGGGGCTGCAAGCTCTCGGCCACCGGGCAGGTGCCATCATTCATGCCAAAGGGTGCGGCAAAGGCGGGCTCCTGGTACGTCAGCCGCCACGCAGGATACGGCCGCTCACCGCCATGCCGCCCCATAGCGTCTAGCAGCCATAGCGCCCGTTCTGGTGTGTCAGTAGCCACGGCATATGTCCAGTAATCATGCTGCCAGCCATCGGGTACATGCTGCGGCGTGAGCCAGTCACAGTCCTGGACGGCGGCACAGTAGAGTGCCGCACAGTCCTGGCGGATCTCTTTGTAGACATCGACCATGGGCCGGTGATCGCCGCCAGCTGGCTTCAGTGCCTTCAAGCCATCATATGCCAGGGCTGATGCCATGCGATAATTCCAGCCGAGCGAATGGTGGCGGGCATGATCCGGGTGCTTCAGCACATCCTTGCGGATGCCTGGTACCTTCGCATCCATCCGGTAGCCCAGGCTTGAAAATTCGCGGGCCCGTACTGCGAGCGTTTCGTCATCCGTGACGAGCATGCCGCCTTCGCCAAGTGGCAGGATCTTCGAGCCTTGGAAGGAATAGGAGGTGAAGGCAAAGGCAGAATGCGGACGTAGCGTCTGAGCCGCATCGTCGATGGTCCAATCGAAATATGTACCCTGATAACGTAGTCCATACAAAGACACCGGGATGGTCCATGGTGAATTATCCACACCAGCCCGCATCAGCCACGTCTTTGGACCCACGTCCACGAACACCGGCACAGCGCCGGCATGAAGCACCGCTATCGACGTACTGGCCATAGTGAGCGGTGGAACAGCCACCCGGTCACCGGGCTTCACGCCAAGTGCGACAAGTGCTGTGTGCAAGGTTGCCGTACCATTACAGAGCGCAATGGCGTACTTGGCACCCACGTAATCAGCAAAAGCGGATTCAAAAGCGGCAATCGTGGTCATTCCCCGTACTCCATGCGCCGCATCTGGTCACCACATATGCGCCAGAATGTGTCTGTCAGGCCCGGCCCCCATTCCGTCCAGTGCGGCAATGAGTAGTCCAGGCTCGCATCGCGCACCCTCGGCTTTGACAAGTCCTCGATATGCAGCACTGGGAAGCGGTTCATCATGTCAATTGCGTCCCGCCACTCGGTACAGCACCGCTCGAAGTTGTTGAGATCATTGGCGTCCATGCCATCCAGTGGATCATCAGAGCCTACAGCACGAATCCATTTGCGCATCCGGTACCATTGGTGTAGTGAGCGAACCACGTCCCGCCCATCACGTACCAGGTGGACAACACGGTGGCCATTCGCCTCAAGTTCCTTCACGCGATGCCGCAGCCGGGAATCGACCACAATCTCACCGATATCCAGATAGTTGCCAGGCTCCCATGCTGCTTCGGGGAAGCCAAACACTTCGCGCATGATATGGCCGACCAGATGCGTGCCACTCCGGCCGCAGCCTGTGACAATGACGGGCTTAGTCATTCCCCAATAGCCTTTTCGTCGGATATAAATTCCGTTCCACAGGTCGGACAAATTGCCAGCCTGGGATATTTACGTCCGTGCGCCCATTGTAAGAACTGTCCCAATGTTTGATCGCCGATACTTTCCAAACCCAACAACTCTTGCTTCGATTTGGCAAACAACTCATCCAGCGTTAGCCCTATGCCGTACTTCTGTACTGCTCTTGTGAAAACACGATGTGCCCCCCTCGAAACCCCGAACGGCCATTCTTCTGGTGGAACAACGGTAAGCCACCACCCCTCTCCCCACGCATTAGATGGTTGGGCGACACGCAGTATTTCTCCTTCACGCTCCATATATATATTCATGGAGTTCATCGGCGGCTTACTAGACCTTCCCCACGGAAAAATTTTAGCATCCCGATATATCTTTCCTTTGTGATATGATTCTTGCCTGTCCGGTTTGTCCGCCAGCAGAATTAGATGGGGTCCAATGCTAAATTCCGTCATTCGACCCTCTCATAGAAGGCTTCCATGTACCGTGTCACCTCTGTATCCCATGGGATTTGCCGGCGCCAGCGTTCCACATAGGGGCCAGGTGGCACAAGATCAGACATCAGCACTTCCGGAAATGACTCGCAGAGAAGCGAGCCCGGGCCCGTGCCAACAAACGCCGCATTGTCCGTGTAGAAATATTGGACACCCGCCCTACTGATCCATGCCAGATAATCAGCCACAACTTCGGCGGGCATCTCACTCAGGCTATGGGCGGAAAACACCATACGCGGCCTGCCATCCCATGACCCGAGCTCGAAGTCGGGAACCAGCACGACATCCGCCATGGGCTTATCATCCCACCAGGATACGGGCCGGTCACTGGTGGCCGTCAGGTAGAACCAGGCGAGATAGAGCGTTTCCGGCAGATCGCACAGCACAACCTGGATGCCAACCGACCGGCTCAGTAGTTGGAGCGTCGTGCCACCATAGCCGCCACCAATCTCAAGAAGCACATCGCCCGGCGACAGGTAGCGCAGTATCTGTACGGCATAATGATCGTGGCGTGGTGTATCCATGGTAGCAACGACTTTGCCATCCATTGCCGGCGAAAGCGGATCGATCGAATATGAACCACAATTGGGGGATGGAAAATCCGCAGTCATCGCGCCCCATATGCCAATCATGCGCCGGACAGTCGGCTGATCTGGCACAACCTGGCTGGCTATCCCACCACAGAGTGTGAAGAATCGGGAAGACAGCGCCCGATCGAGTGCTTCTGCATCACCAGCCTCTAGCAGTTCGTGAAATTCCGTCCAGGCAGTATTGTAGAGAAAGCCCCATTCGCCGCCTGGCTCAGAGCGCCCATAACGGCGGTACCGTTCAATGATACCAGTGGCGATGTCACCCACCCCGCATCCTTTCCTCGATTGCCAGCAAATCAGCCTCGGTATCCACACTCCAAGTGCCCGGTGGTGCGGATGGTGCTGACACCGGGAACAGTGTGCTCAGGTGCTCGCGCTGGGCGGGATCCTTGGCAAGCTGTTCGAGCATGGACACTTGATCCAGTGTAAATGCTTCGCAACTGAGTTCGACGGGATGGCGTTCGCCAGCCGCCACGGCCTGCATCAGTACCGGATCCTTGAGTGGATCATCGGGTGTAACCCTGAGAATTACCGAGTGCGGATGCCAACGATAGGCGTGCGCACAATGGAAGAAGCGGCCGAGCACATCGTCTTCGGGGCCGGCCCACTCGAATACCCTGCCACCACAACTCTCGACTATGAAGTCCCGGAGCACGTGGTTCTCGTTGCTTGCTGGTATGGCTACCACGACATTAGCCTCGCCAAACGCCTCAATGCTCCGGCGCCAGGCATACCAGATCAGTGGATGGCCAGCGAGTGGCGCCATCATCTTGCCCGGAAACCGTGTCGATCCCATGCGTGCCTGTATGATTGCGAGCGGCGGGATCATGGCTTCTCCTTCATTGGCCATACTGGCACTCCAAAGCGGTTGGTGATATGCAAATGCCTGTGTATCTCGAAGCCATCGCCATTCTCACCGACAAACACACGCTGGCCCTCGCTGTCCATGTCACTGGTCCAGAGATAGCGCATCCAGATCGGATGATCCGGCCGGCTGATATACATGCGGGCCAGTGTGACAGCAGGCACTGTCTCAGTTTCGAGTTGGTAGCTGATCAGCTCTGGCGGGATACCATCATAGCCCGTAACTGCCGGGATCTCCGTGGGCAGGCATTCCGGCTCATCGGCATCCATGAATGGCTCATCGGCATACCAGGACTGGGAATAGAACATGCCCGGATTATTGCGTATCAGTTCGCGTAGTGTCATGGCAACCACCCCAGTTTACTCGCAGTCATATGGCCAGCAATAATGAGCGACCAAAGCAAAATCCCCACACAAGCGAGAACCATAGCCACTTCTACATAGGCATAGCATTTCACGCCATTGCTCAAAGATTTCCAATCACCAGAATTGAAAATCCGATTAGCGAGTCTTGCTAGGAGATAGATCAATCCAGCTATACCGGCAGTACCCAGAAGCAGTACGCCGATCCCGAAATACGTAGCAACAACTTCGCGTAGTGTCATGCTACCCCCTTCCGTTCGGGCCAGACACCTTCCCAGTGATGCAGGTAGGTGAGCCCATCTTCATAGCTGGCTACATCGCTGTATGCCTCGATCTTGCCGAGTTCGAGCGCGAGCAGATCAATACGCTGTGTGTCCATACCATCAGGTGCTTCCCACCATGGCGTATGATCGACCGCTGCCGCTTGAAGCAGGATCTCATGATCGAGTGCCCGCACCTTGAGTTCGTGGAGAAACGTCAGGTAGGCGCGTGGCATATGGTAGGCTGATGCCACTAGCATGAGCGATGTCCAGTCACGCTCTACAGCGATATCCAGCACATTCACAGCCTGTTCATGGGTGTTTGTTGCTACGGCATCAATCAGGATGCGTATGCTACTAATACCGCTGGCAATCACCTGCGAACGCAGCTCTTCAGCACCATGCCAGCGTGGCGGCTTGTGGATACCACCCGCAATCACGAACCAGGGCTCGTATTCCAGGCGCGGATTCATGCCGGCCCAGGCGTGGAGTTGCTGAAAGCGGCCAACAGCATGCCGGAGCCGTGGAACCGCGTCCTCGCCAGCCAAGAGTATCACGGCATTCGGTGGCAGGATTGGGCCAACCGCGAATGTCGCAATAAACAACTCGCGTGGTGAAAGCTCTACCGGTTGAATCGCGCGTTTCACATCGATATTCACAACAGGTGTGCCCTTGCCCGCGCCAGTGCTCATCGAATCCTCTCCATGCGACATGGGCCCGTCACGGTCACAATGCGGCCATCGGTGGTCTTGTATCGCCTTGTGTTAGTAATGAGGCCCCAACTTTCAATCCTCCCATATGCCGTATCGACCTGTGTGCCGCAGGTTATCTCCGTCACCGCTGTCCGTTGTTCGAGGCGTCGTTTGTGTTCTGGAATCACCACAGTGGCAACGAGGACGCCCATTAACGCAATAATGAAAAGCGAAGCAATCAAAACCACCCAATCTTCGGCAGTCTCTGGTATCAGGCTCATCGGCTCGCCTCCACGAGTTCCTTCAGTTGGCTGATTGTCAGGCTCACACCGCGTTCGAGTTCTGATGGCTCGTCATCCAGTTGGACATGGACCTCCACAATCTTGGCGCCCCAGGCAACCGCATAGAGTGGCACTGTCCAGTCCACGCCGTGATAGCTGAAGCCATCAAACACGTCCATGGCGCCACACAGCGCCCGGTAATCGGGCATCTCCGGGTACTGCGGATAGCCGGGTGGGCAGTAGAGTTGCGTCACACCGCGCAGATTCATGGGCTCGGGTGAGCTCTGGATGATTGGCTTGCCTGTGGCTATGACACTGGCACGGAAATCGGCACGCTCCCTGTCCAGGCTCGCCAGCTTGTAGACGGGACAGCCCAGCCCTTCGAGCAATGCGAGCGAGTCCAGGCCGAATACCGAGCTGAACCATGGCAGCCCGATATCGTCACATTTTGCCACCAAATGCGGGAACCACGAATGCGGCGTCTGTGCGCGGGTATAGAGATCATACATCGTGAAGCCTTGCGATCCCCACGGTTCCGGTGCCTGTCCATTACCACGGAGCTGAACCAGTTCGTCCGGTGTGTAGCACTGGAACTTGATCCAGTCTGCGCCGGCTTCTTCTACCGCGCCAATCAGCCGCAATGCACGCTCAAATGCACCATTATGCGCATTGCTAATCTCTGCTACGATGCCGCTAACCATTGTTCTTGGCGTCTTTCTTGGTTAGTAGGTTAGCTGGTCCAGCTTCTAGCCACTCCAGTACCCAATCCGGCCATGTTCCGGGATCAAACTGAGCCTTTTCCGCAGTCCTCTCAATGGTCAGGCCGTTAGACTTTAGAACCACGGTTAGTTTCATCATTTGCCCCCGATCAGTTGCCGCAATTCTTCGGCTGTCAGTTGTTCCGCTGTATCGCTACGGAGTGTCCAGCCATAGCGCATCCGTGCGGCCTTCAGCTCTGGCAGGTATTCCCAGGTGCGTTCTGGCTCAATGCGGTAGTGGCTGCCATGATCATAGGTGTCCCGGGCCTCGTCTTCGGTGATCAGCGTTTCGTGCAGCTTCTCACCGCGCCTGATGCCTGTCTCGGCCCACGGCACGCTTGGTGCCACAGCTTCAGCAACTGTCAGGATGTTGGCTGCCCGCACCTTGGGTACAAAGACCTCGCCACCACGACCCCGTGCCAATGCGAGTTCCACGAGTGCGACCGCCTGATCAAGTGTCATCCAGAAGCGTGTCATCCGCTGATCCGTGACTGTGAGCAGGCCACCCTTTGCCTGTTCACGGAAGAGCGGTACCACTGAGCCACGTGAGCCAATCACATTGCCATAGCGCGTAGCACATAGCCTTGTAGCCGTGCCGGCTGCATAGACATTGGCCTGGTTCCACAGCCGTTCGGCAGCCAATTTGCAGGCGCCATAATGGGTATTTGGTGCAGCTGCTTTGTCCGTACTCAGGAACACGGCCCGCTCGACACCCGCATGGATAGCAGCCAGTGCGACATTCTGCGTACCCGTGATATTGACTTCAGCAGCTTCTATTGGGTTGACTTCACAGGTGGGTATCTGCTTCATGGCTGCCGCATGGACTACCAGGTCCACACCCACCATGGCACGGTCCAGCCGCTCGGGCTCCCGTACATCACCAATGAAAAAGCGCAGCCTGGAATCATCATATCGGTGCGCCATATCGTTTTGCTTGCATTCATCACGGCTGAATACGACGATACGCCTGGCACCAACTTCCAGTGCATGGGCAACAAAAATGGAGCCAAAACTACCCGTGGCTCCGGTGATCAACACGCTACGATTTGTGAGTGGCGAGTGCTTAGCCTCCAGCAACACCCGACCTCCTTTTGTGGGTCACTATTGTCACCTACCCTTCACATAGGGAAAGATGCATGCGTTTAGCGTTTAGGTCAAGGCTGTTCGTCGTCCTCCGGTGGCAGCAGCGCTTCAAGATGGGCGGCAAGCGCAATCGCTATTTCTCCACCCATTCCACGGAAAACCTCTTCGGCCGTCGCATCTCTTTCATTGAACAACGCATCGGCCCATTTTTCGGCAATCCAATCCTGGAGTACCAAGAGCATATCCCGCGTGAAGCCGAATGGCTGGTTGACAAGACAGAGGGCAGCGAGCGCATGTGGCCGCCAATCATGTCTCGCATGATACATGTATTGGATACCGATCTTGGCCAATGAACTGGCCGACAGATACTCCATCCATTCCTCTTTTGTCAGTGCTGGCTTGATCTCGCTCATTTCACGCGCCCCCCTTATTTCCACGAATGAAGACAGAACAGTGAGTCGGCAGTAGTCTCCGCAGAAAGAAGACAACTTTCCCTGTGTTTGGCCGAAAAGGCAGCTAGAACCACAACAAAAACGATAAGGATGAAAATCCAGTACTCTACGAGCATAAAGTGTCTGTCCCCTTTCATACGTCCTCCAGCGGCAACAGCGCTTCGATGCGGGCAGCTATGCTTCTCAGGTGGTTGGCGTCATCGCTATCAGCCGGAGCCGCACATACATCATGCTGCGATGCCATGGTATCTACCACACACCTGGCCAATAGCTTGACATCTTTCCGTGTGAAGCCGAACGGCTGGTTGTGGAGACAGGCCGCAGCGATCTTATGGCGGTCTTCTGGGTGGTCCAGACACACTATCTGACCCATCCCATAACCCTCATCGGTCACAGTGATGGCTGGTATAATGGCCCTTTCCCCAAATGGCAACGGTCGCACATCCAACTCATATTCAAAGGACTTACGGATTCGCGCCCACTCTTCCCGCGTCAGTGCTGGCTTTACCATATCTTCCACCACCTCCGTTTCTTTGGCTTGTCTTCGCTAACCTTGTCTATTGGCCAGCCGAACCATTCCTTTGCAGCATCCGATCTCCACGGACACGGTTTTGGATTCTCGGGGTTGTATATGAGTGAGTCGTGTAATTCATCCGCTATTCGCTCACCTAGTGCTGGCTTGGTGCTCATGATTGCGCCTCCCTCTTGATTCGGATTGTGCCTTCGCGTGCTGGTGGTGGTGGATAGCCGGGATAGGACCTCGTGCGCCAGACTTCGGCTACTGTCTTTGCCTTGTCCTGCCAGTGGAGTTCTAGGGTGTAATGTGTTTTTGATGTTAAAGAATGCACCGTTACGCTCATTCTACGGCTCCTAGTGCCTTGAGTGCGGCAAGGGCGACGGCAAGAGGTGCGGTGTCGGATGATCCTTCATGATCTGGCCTTCCATTCCATCCGGTCATGTCATGGGGCGTGAATCCGGCGTGCCAATCGAGCCCGGGACGAAATGGAGATTTCAGCGAAAGCCAATATCCCGCCTGCTGCATCCGCTCGATCACCAGCCCCATGCCTTCGTAGGTCGTGGTGAAGTGCTTCGGGCGCCAATACCAGCAATCGTTGCTAACATCGAAATCCCTGAACCAGCTTTGAGGCTCTGGATCACAGGACTCGAAGAGCGTTTGGGCGCTGAGATGGCCGACTATCTTGATTCTTGCTGTTGGCGTTGGATCGTCAAACACCTTCTCGGCCACCAGCGCATCACGCTCCCGCTCGGGTAGTGCCAAAAACTCTGCTTCCGTCATCGTCTCCTCCTATGCCGCTCGTATAGATTCGATGCAAGCACGGATGATTGCGGCAACATCTAGATCCGCCGGTCCTTGAACAATCATCCCGCGCCCAATGTATTTATACCACGTCACCGATAGTCCACTTGGCTTATGAAGGAAGTTCGGTGCATCGCCACAACACCACTCGCATTCGTCTTTTTCACACCAACAATAGGGATGCATCATAAATTCGTCGTTCTCAAAGTAGGCGCCGTATCCAAATTCGCCGCCCAGGAATCCGCCGGAAATATCGGCACCCGCTTCAGAACAAACACGAGTAAGCTCCCGCAGCCCCTCCGATAGTCGATCCATAGAGTACTCCGGTAGTACAATCACCATAGCTTCCATTTTCATCTCTGCCTCCTATGCCGCTGTCATGCCCTTGAGAATCGCGCCTAGCTGGTTGCCCTTCATTGCTTCGGCCTTGCGTAAGTCGTCTCTGGCCAGGTAGTAGACATCGAATCGGCCAGCCTGATTGAAGTGTAGTCCGCATGTTGGCTCTGACGTGCGTTCGATGATTGCTTTTAGGGTACTGAACGCTTCACCCCTCTTCCACAACGCCTTCCAGATGGTGAGCTCCCTGGCCAGTGTCCACGGCCCACCCACATTCGCCCATTCCGGCGGGTCCGGCCCCTTCCACAAAAGCTCGCATCCAGTCGTCCGCATCCAGCCGGCAAAATCGCCCCATTCCCAGTTTTCCACATCGGCGTTTTCGCCAGAAGCTTTAGCTTCTGAAGTAGTTGCAGTAGCAGTAGCAGAAGCAGAAGCAAAAGAAGAGCCATTTTTTGCCATTGGCAGATTCATGGCACTGCCATTTTCTTCGTTCTCCCATCTAGCTTTTGCGCCAGCCTTGCCAGCCTCGCTTTTCGCCTTGCGGTGGTTGTCCTGCTTCCTGCGCTCCAAATCCAGGCGCGGATGATACCATCGCTGGCCCTTTTTTCTGAAGCATGGTTCGATGGCTGGCCAGAGCTCTGCCAGGTGTTCACCACTCGTTTTGCACATGGCGCCGAGTCGGTCCATATCATCCGGTATTGAACCGTGCAACCAGCAATGGTCAATCAGCCGACGGTAGGCGCCCTCTTCTTCCAATGTCATCGGTATCACATTCTCATCTGTCAGATAATCCTTTGGATACCATTGGAAGGCGGGCCGCTTGTCACCCATCATACGCTCCAAACGAAACCCACCCGGACGCAGACATGGTTTGTCGCGCCTCACTCACACAGGAGCTTGGCACCATGCTGGCCGGGTGGGCGTTAGGATTGTACAACGAACAAACTCCTGTGTACAGAGCGACGGCGCGACACCGTAACATACCGAACAGGTGCCGAAGGGTCAAGCTCATGCCACCCCCAGGTCCAGCACTCCTTGCGCCAGCCGCTTGGCCGCTATCTCGCAGGATGCTTCGTCAATTTCGATGCCTATGGCCTTGCGCCCGACATTGCGGGCAGCAACGAGCGTCGAGCCGGAGCCCATGAACGGATCGAGCACTGTACCGCCTGTCGGTGTCATGGTCAGCTTGCACAGCCATTCCATCAGCTTGGTCGGCTTCACGGTAGGGTGCGTGTTGTCCTCGCCCCGGTCTGCGCGTGATGCCTTGGCGGTATAGAAGAAACGGGAAGCGCCGCCGGAGTAGGAGTGATAGCCAGGGTGAAAACCGCCTCCATCGCCAAACCAACTACTGCCACCAACCAACACACCTTCCCTGCTGTTCCGATCGACAATTTCCCCGCTCATCTCATCGAGCAGCCGTGCGCTAGTCTCGTCTAGCACTACATTCGCGGGCCAGCGGCCGGAAGGTTTACCACCAACCATTGCCCTTTTTATTTGACCCACCTTGTCAGAAAAGTTTGAATCACGGCTCGTGTAGTCTTTGCCCAATCGTTTCGCGTTCGCCGGATCAATGCCTTTTATCCGGCATCCGTCGATATTCAGACCGGCTACGCCATGCTCTAGCGCGTTCTGGGCGAATGTGCCATCAAGCGGATTCATGGCGACGATCACGGGCTCGTATGCTGGCTTCAGTGCCGTCCCCCAGCCATCCCAGAGCTTGGCGGCATCGGTGGCAGGAGCGGTGATGTCGTGTCCATCCCGCGCCGTGAACCACCCAGCCTTCCTCGGATTCTCGCCCACCACTTCCCGTTCGGCTTCGATGCGTTTAATGAGTGGCAACCATTCATCCGACAGGCCAAGCATCGGCTGGAGGATGGCCCATTGCGCTAAGGTTGGAACATTGTGGCCCTTGGCCCAGTTTACCGAGGCACCGCCATGATTTAATGTCCCATAGAAGCCACCAGCGTCGCAGATAGCGGCATGAGTTTTGCCAGAGGCGCGTAATTTGTCGGCATAGTGGGCCGCAAATCCGTCAAACATGCCGACACGCGGGGCCGCCTTGTCGATAACCTTGCTGATGTCCAGGCTTTTAGGAAACCCGCTGCCGTAAATCCAGAACAACATCAGCGTATCGCGTATCTCGAAGCCCGCATCTTCAATGGCCACCATCAGCCGGTGGTGGGTGCGAGTGCCACCAAACGCCAGACACATCGCGCCGGGCAAGAGTGCCGCACGGATCAGTTCCCAGAAATGGACGCCAGGCACACCATGATCCCAGTCCTTGCCCATGAAGCCGAGCCCGTAAGGCGGATCAGTGCAGCACGTCTCGACTGGCCCGATCTCTGGCAGCACCTCGCGGCAATCGCCGTGGTAGATCGTCACGTGATCGTCCTGGAAATAGGGCCTCAACCCTCGTTCCTCTCTTGCAAGAGCGCCTCGAACTCGCCCAGGATGCGCTGTTCATCCGATGCGCCAAATGGCAGCTTCATGGCTAGTAGTGCCGTGGATGTCCAGACTTTGGCGATTGTCGGCCAGTGCTTGCGCGGGTACTTGGCGACATCCGCCATGAAGCCGGCTACCAGCTCTGGCGGGATCATGCGGCCTCCGTATCGCGGTTGAACAGCGGACAGTCCGCATCAATCCGCCGCCTGGCCATTTCCGCGTATTCCGGGTTGAGCTCAATACCAATGGCCGAGCGTCCGAGCCTGAGTGCCACCATGAGCGTTGTCCCAGCTCCGGCGAATGGGTCCAGGACGGTGCCACCTTTGGGACAGCCTGCCTTGATACAGATTTCCGGTAGATCGGGTGGGAACACCGCGAAATGTGCTTCCGGGAATGCCCTGGTCGCTATGGTCCAGACGGTGCGGCGGTTGCGGGTGCTTGGTCGCACGTAATTTCGGCCCCGTTCTGGAATCTGGTTCCCGGTTGGCTTCACGTTTGCCCCGTCTGCCTGATACGACGTGAAACCACCTATCATCCCAGCGGTTTCTGCTGGTTCAGAAATCGCCTCCGCATCGTAGAAGTACCGATCGCACTTCGAGAGCAGAAAAATGTATTCATGCGCCTTGGTTGGACGGTCGCGCACGCTCTCTGGCATCGGGTTCGGCTTGGCCCAGATGATGTCCGAACGTAGCCACCAGCCATCGGCCTGGAGCGCGAATGCCACGCGCCACGGGATTCCTACCAGATCCTTGGGCTTGAGGCCAGAAGCTCGTCCCCCGATAGCGTTTACCGCGTTAGCGGGTGCGTCACTTGGGTTTGATTTACCCGAACGGCGATTGAATCCGTGAGCGCGGTTGGACGACGCCGGGTTTGACACGTAACTATCCCCCAGATTCAGCCAGAGCGTGCCATCATCCCGTAGCACACGCCGGACCTCGCGGAAGACGTGCACCATGTTCTCAACGTATGCTTCGGGTGTCGGTTCCAGGCCAAGTTGGCCTTCATCGCCATAGTCCCGGAGCCCCCAATAGGGCGGGCTGGTCACGCAACAATGGACCGAAGCGTCCGGGAGCTGTGCGAGCCCGTCCAGCACATCAGCGGTGATGATGCGCCAAGAGCTCATGCGGCCTCGCTCCTGGTTTCCGCTTCCATGATGCGGCGGCCAATCCAGGTAACAACGGGCACTGTTACAGCATTGCCCATCATCCTGTAGCGTGGCCCATCCTTCATGCCGTCCACCGCCGTCCAATCGTCGGGAAATCCCTGGAGTCGTTCGCATTCCCGTGGCGTGAGTCGGCGGGGGATGGCTCCGACAATGGGCAAGCCGCGGCCGCATCCGTCCTCGGAAGAGTCGTATCTCCGGGTAAGTGGGTGCGCCACCGCCGGAGCGTGTCCGTGGGCGATGATCTGGCCGGATTCTGCCGCCTGCTGCGTGGTCATAGCGTGTCCGTGCTTTGGCTTGTGCGAGCAAAGGGGACCAGCCAGCGGATACGCGCCGTGGTTGTCTAGAATCAGCCCAGCATCATGTCCGTCCTTGTAATCACGGGCTTTCAGTGTGCCGGGTCCTTCTCGCCAGTAACTTGGGCCACTGGTTGAATAGACGAGCGGGTCTTGTCCCAGGCTTTCTCCGGCTCTCGCTGTCCCCCGGCCCGATGCACTAAGGCTTGGTGCAGTGCTTCGGGGAGTGCCTTCCCCCGCTTCTCGGCTCGGCGCAGGATGCCCGAACAGGCCTTCGGCGAGAGCAAGTACTTCTGGTCTGGGTTCGCCTCCAGAATGGCCGACAATGAACAGGCGGCGCCGTCGCTGCGCCACTCCGAAGTATTGAGAGTCAAGAGTAGCGTAGCAGACGCTATACCTGAGTTGAACAAGGGAGCCGATAATGGTGAGGAAGTCTCGTCCAGCATTGGAGGAAAGGAGTCCAGGTACATTCTCTCCGATAACCCAGGTGGGGCGGCACTCAGCAATGATCCGATGGAACTCCCACCAGAGCGCACCACGGTCGCCAGCCAGGCCGCCGCGCTTTCCTGCAACGCTGTAATCCTGGCAGGGGAATCCGCCGCAGATGAGGGAAACAGGCTCAAGGGCTCGTCGGTTGGCATGGGTATCCTGACTATTGCTGGTGGTACTCCCGCATTCGCCCAAGTTCGATCGTGGACCCCAGCCCGCAATGTTGGAGAAATGTCTATCTCCGCATCCGCTCCGTGATCTTTGCTGGTGAAGGCCGCCCACTTCTCTGACATCCTCGTGTATCTCCGTTTCGGGCCAGTGATGCCTGAGCACCTGGCGGCATTGGGCGTCAATCTCCACCTGCCAGGCGCACGTCATCCCGGCCCGTTCCAGGCCCAGGTCGAAGCCTCCGACACCGGCAAAGAGAGAACCGAATCTCATGCGGCCTTGCGTCCTGTCCTGATGCCGCGATTGAAGAATGCGCCCGGATCGTGGCCAGCCTGCCAGAGCAGCCAGTGGGCGAGCCGTGACGTGGCGCCCATCAGCTCCACCTGACGCACCCAGTCCCGGCTCAGTGCATCCGTGATGCTTGCCGGCACTTCCGGCTTGGTGCCACCCACGCGCTTCCATTCGTGCATTGCTATGAGACAGTCGGCGGCACGCATAACGGCACGCTGTTCGGCGTGAGAAAGGCCGTAGCCGCGTTTGATGGCTTGCCAGGGTATCGGCTCGGTGGCAGCCGCCCTTCTGCGACCTACGGCCACCTGGGGCCCGCTATGGGCATTTCTGCCGCATATCGCACTAACCCGCTGCTGACAGATGCCGAATCGCCCGCCAATCTCGGCTTGCGTCCAACCCTGCTGCCAGAGTCCGATGATCTCTTGGTTGCTCGGCCGCATCAGTCCTCCTGCTCCAGTTCGGCGCGGATACAACCCGCTGGTGAATACCACTCTCCGTCTGGAAGCCAATTCGCCACCTCAAGAATCGCCGCCTTGAGTGCCGCACGTTGCTTGTTGAGTACGCCCTTGACTTCGGTGGTGTTGTAGGTATGCCAATACGCATCGTCACAGCGCAGGATCAGCGGCTGATCGTCCGTATTTGGTTTGTTGCTCAAGGTGTCCACTTCTGGCAAGTTGTCGCCAGCTTCTGCGGCACACGGATAGCGGCAAGCGGCGAGCTTGCCCATCTTCTCTTCTGCCTCGCTGAGTGCATCTTCCCACCACTCAGTGAGCTTCCCGAGACGCTCATCCAGGTAGTCGAAGGTTACGAGGTTGGCATCGTGCGCTTCAAGTAGTACGCCAGATACCTGTTCGTGCGCCTTGGGGCTTACGGATTCCAGCGTGATGATCCGTTCCCGGAGATTGCTCACATCCTCTTCGAGTGCGAGACGGGCGGTCATTTCTGCATCAAGCGATTCCGCGATGTCAAGCACCTGTATCCGCAGCCGATCAAGTTCCGTGTTCATTCCGGATCCTCCTCCAGCGCCTCCGTGGCGATGAATTCAATAGCACCTAATTCGGGCGTGAAGTGTTCTCTCTTTATGGTCGCGAGGCCCAACACGATCCGCTCCAGTGCCTCACGGTAGCGGGTGGCCTTCCTGTCCAGCGGCACCCAGATCGTCTCTTGCTCGTGCTTCCACCGGGCGATGGCATCTTCCAGCCGCCGGATCTCTGCGAGTGCATCATTAATGGCGGCTTCGAGTGGTGCGAACGTCTTGTAGTGCCCACTAACTGTCCGACCAAAGATGGTATTCAGGTGATCGGCCACGCTCTTCCGCTCCACCACGCTCTCGGTGGGTGGCTTTGTGCTGGTTGTGCAACCCGGAACCCATAAGGGTGTGCCGTCAATCATCGTGGCCTCCTTCCGCCTCATCGAGGATGCGCTGGATGGCCTCAAGCATCCCTATTGGCGGGGCATGAAATACCTTGGCGCATTCCAGCATTTCCCGTGTCAGCCCTCCCACACTCACGCCTTGCTCGGTGTGGGCGATGGGGAGGAAGACGCCTCCGATGCCCGCTTTCAACTTGGTTCGGCCCTCGTTGAGGACCACACCAGATGTTCTACCTTGAGGGTCCAATCCAATAGCAGCGCTCCTTGCTCGCACCGGCCCTTCGTCACGCGCTTTCATCGGGGGCCTCGCTCTCCGCACGAATCATCTCACTCACCTCCACCAACTCATCAATGTCGATCCCCTTTTCCTGCATGAAACCCCAGAAGGCACCGTCCGAGAAATCGCTGGCAATGTCCATCATGGTTTCCACGTAGGCTCTTCGGTCAGCGTCCATCTCCCACCTCGCTCTCTGAGAGGATGGCGTCCACGGGATCGGGCGCTGAGGCGCACCAGCCATCCTCGCCCACGCCCTCGGTATACCACCACAGACCGGATCGCCTGTCGAGGCTTCCGCCCTTCTCCCGCAATCGTTCCCAAGCCAGCGCCTCCCGCTCCCTCGGCTGGGGTGCGGTATCATCCAGGGGCCATTCTTCGGAGATCGTATTCAGTGCCGCCCATAGCTCCCGATGGGCCACCTCAACGCCGATCGGATCTTTCGGGTTGAGTGCGTTTGCCACATAGGCACAACGATTCAGGACATCCAACCAGTGCGCCCGCTCCCGTGCGTTCATGATGCCTCCTCTACAATGCCGCGTTCTACAAGCCAGTCCCAGGCATCCGTTGTGCTGCGCCAGATCAGGTAGACGCCATTGTTCCGCTCGACTTCAGCGCCAAAGAAATGCTGCGCATCCGATAGCCGGCCCTTGGGTGTCTTGCATTCGATGAACAGAATGCGGCCGTGGCCCATCGCTATCAGGTCACTGAGTCCCGGCGTCTGTCTCGTGGCTCTGTTCTGTTCACAATCCCAGACCGCGAAGCCAAGCTGCTTCAAGAGCTCTCGTATCGCCCGCCTGATCGCTGCCTCGGGCTGGCGTCTCATGGGTGTGGCGCTCCCTTCAGTCTCCAGATTATCCGCTGGAAAATGTTCATATCCTCTGGTCGCATGAGTTTGGCCCTACACCAAGAACACGTCTCCCATCTCACATAACGGCCAACGACTGGACCTTTGAGATGCCAACCACACTCCCGGCAGATTACTTGAACATCCCCATCGCTATGCTTCTTCATGCCGCGCCCCTCGGGCCCCTGCTCTCGGCCCATTCCGCTAGGTCCGTGATGTCGAGCTGGTGTGGATCGACTAGTGTGAGCGATGGGCGGTCGTTGTCTTTCTTGACCCACCGCGCCAACCGCTTCCCTAGTGGCCAACCAAGCAACCCACCCAGAAACGCCGCAATGCTGAATGCCACGATGTCCATCGGATTCCCCTATCTGAAGACGGCAATAATCTCCTGTAGCGCCCAATATTCTGGATTCAGGAGTGGCGTTAGGGATTCGATTACAACGATGGGAAGCGCGACCGATGCTCCGAGGGCAACAAGGCCGCCAAAAAAGAAAATCGGTCCGGTATCACTGCTGTCAAAAACCTCCCCCAATGATCCCATTTTCTTCAACGCCCATCGGAACCAAGTGGCATAGGCCAAAATCACAATTAAGCAGAATACTGCGCCCAAAAGATGTTGGATGAATGAGACGGAAGCTTGCGCGACCAATACGTCCCAAAGACGCGTGGCGGTAACGCCAAGTTTCGCGGCCAAGATATCCAGCCTGGTGAAAACCTCATCTTGTAACACAGTCTGTAGCGTGTCCATACAAATCCTCCGTTCAGGTATCCCAAGTGACGGCTGGCCGGGTAGCTACTTCCCTGCGGCAGTGAAGAAGTTGCCAGCTTCGGTGTTTTCGGGACCGACACGCTTCCGCAACACTTCGCCGTCCACGTCGGATCTTCTCCGCAGCCGCCATCTGGTTGTGTGTTCAGGACAGCAGGAAATGCTTAACTGCCCAGACAGCAATGGTTATCAGGCTTCCCCAGAAAATAAGGCCGACAATCAACGCCACCGCTGCCATAATTCCGAATTGCTTACCAAAACCGTCGAACATGTCTCGCATCTCCATCTCCTTTGTGTGTTCATGGCTTGGGACTGGCCGGATTCCCCACCCGGCTCCATTCTTAGGCATCCTCGCTGGATTGCAGTCACTCGGACGACTTACAAA